CTTCGTGATATAGATATTCTTCTTTCACGATTTTCTTTGCAATACTTTCTTCAGTGACTCTGTTGTCATTTAAGCCGAAGTCTTTTGCATCTTTTTCGAAATCACTCATTTTATTTTTCCTTTATTTAATTGGGCAAATGCCGCTTGCACACTCATCATTTGACTCGTAATCAATGTTACCGGTCAGTGATGAGATGATTTTTGTTTTACTCACGAGGTCATTGAATTGTTCTTCCGTAATCTCTTCATAAGGAGCTTGAGCAAACCCATGATCAGAATGTAATAAGAACGACAATGATTTGTGATTATGCTTGTAGTTTTCTCTCAGATATTGTTTGATATCTTCAATCTCTTCTTTGCGATAATACACGGTGCAACTCACACTGTTATCAGACCAAATTGATTGCAACTTCTTAATCATCTTTAACTGATCAATTGCTGTCATTTCTTTGGCCAATACAGTACCTTCTGGGTAACTAAAAGGAAATGTCACCACCACTGTGTTATAATCTTCAGAACCGTCAAAGTTCTTCACGAATTCCACAGGATAGCCATTTTCCTTGCACACACCGACCAGAGGATGTGAAGCCGCAATGCGTATTCTTCTGTACATATATTGTGCATATGCAGGATGAATACCTGGAGTCACACCTGGTAACAGTGATAATGTTCCAGAAGGTTTTACGGTTGTCAACTTGATTGAACGGTTCATGTTGTTTTCTTCTGAATATTCTTCATCAAATATTCTTAAGAATTCATAACATTCATCCAACCAATCGATTTGTTCTTCAGTTGCTTGGAGAATACCAGTGACACCGATACCCATTCGCATGTTCTTGTGAACAATATGTTCTGTTTCTCTATTATGAGAAGGTAAGAGCAATGAATGTTTGTTTATGCGATACAGCAATTGAGCTACGTCAAATAACTCTTCTTTCGATTCAATATTTGGCAAGAAAATTTCTGCCAAACAGCATGTCTCAAAATTTGCCAATGATTGTTCAGCACCTCTATTGTTACCTGCATTTGCAGGGATTAGTCATTTCTGCTAATCTCTATGTGTCGCCACATAGAACAGACTATATCACCACCCTTTTCAGGGGTTTATCATCCGAGCTTGTATTGAAATGATGGAAGAACATACTCAGAAACTATTTCTTCAAACAATTCTGAGTGTGCATTTGGTACAGCTAAATCATATTTATTACCCTTTTTTCTGGTATTTATTTCCAGACCAAAGGTATCTTTCAATGATCTTTTAATTAACATTAAATCACCATAAGATAAATTATTTAAATGCAATCGATAAGAAGGTTTTGAATTAGCCCATCTTTTATCTTGGTAACGGCTCCCATCTGCCATGAATGCTATTGCTAGCATTTCTTCATCCATCATTGTTAACATATGGGGATCAATTACCTTCCTACCATCTAAATAAATTCTTTCTGCTATCTTTGTTAATTTAGGATGATTTTTAGATTGCAACCTTAACTGTTGCTCTCTGTTAAAGCCATCTGCTGTGTAAATTTTAGGTTCCGTTAATTTATAACCTAACGGAATCTCTTCCAGTGTTAATATTACTTTTTCTAGATAATCTCTATGTTTTTCTAACATATTAATTACCAAACATGCATTAATTGATTCTCCAAAATACTGAAGACATCCATCAAACATTGCATAAGAATACAAACGTTTATTCAAATCTTTACTCATAGTCGTTGCTCCTCCCATATCGGGTTGGATCAGGATTGTCTATAAAGACTTCCCCTGAATTTAGATAAATTAATTCAAAATAGATTACTCTATTAGGCCGCTAGCTTTAACGGATTATAACCTTCTACGTCTGGGTCTGGATACTCAAATTCTCCAAGTCTACCCATTTTACGTGAAAGATTTAGATTAATAAGGCCATAGGGTTCAGAACCTCCTTCATAGCCTCTCCAGAAATACTCATGCAAATCATTGATATCATTACATATTACACTGTTATTGCTCATTGCACGATATGATGGTATATTCCCCATGCTCCAGTTTTTTGCCAATAGATACTCAACATCATCGGGATCACCAATTGCAATTTGAGCACTTCTACGGACATTACCGGCCACAATAATTGCACCGATAATATTCATAATATCCAATGCATCTATAGGTCTGATCTTCTTTCCTTTCTTGTTTTCGAGTATTTTGGATATTTCACCGATACCCCAGCAGAGATCCTCTGGACCGCTTGCAACTCCGCCAAAACCTTTAATTGGAGTTCCCTTACCACGAATGGCTTGTGTGGAATACGTAAAAGTACCATTGTCTGCTGTCTCACTTAAAAATGCAGACTTAAGAACTTTACCCAAGAATTTAACCCAACCTTCTCTTGAGTCCGGAATGATGTAATCTGCACCACCATTGTCAACTCTTGTCGGTGCTCTGAACCAATCTTTGACCGCAGGTAGTTTTTCCACATTCTTTCTCTGAATGTTGAAACCCACGCCACTGCCCAAAGCCAGCATGTCCATCGCCCATGTGAATGGTCTGACAGGATTGTCGATTGTTGTGAAGGCACAATTTTGCAATGAAGCCAACCCATATCTACCAACTGTTGCTGTACCAGCTTGCCACCAATAGCGACCTGCCACAGAGCCTTTTAAACCCAATAAATGTAAAGCCAACCGGTATTCTTCATCTTTTGTGAAGCCACAACCAAATTGTTCGTCACATGCATTGATTACACGCAACACAGTATCAGGAAACTCTTCAGTCTCATCTGATACTTCGTTCAGCTTTCTTGCATAAGTTCTTTTGTAAGTTAAATAACCCACAGTTGACCAAGGAGTTTCGATCTTCGGTAATTCTTCTTTTGTTAGCATTTTTATTCCTTTGTTTAAATAGAAGTGAACTCGTCATCGTGTGGAGCCTCAATCATTCTTCCAGTTTCATGTACGTAAAACAAGTCTCCACATGGACCAGTTTGACCTGTTGTACGCGCTTTAAGTACAGAAGTATGTACTGTGTTTCTTTCATTCTCGGTTTCGGCTGCCATATTTCTTGCAAAAGCTATGATGTCATAACTGATTTGCTTAATGGAACCTGAACCTTTAATATCATCTAATGATGGTAATCTACCCTCCTCAAATGACTTACCACCACTTGGAGCTTTTCTCAAGTGAGATACTAAGCCAATCCACACAGGATGCTTCTGAACAATTCTTGATAAATCATTCATCATCTTGTCTTGTGCTTCATTGCCTGTTAAGTCTGCAACACCTTCAGAGACCAAGATTGTGATGTGATCTATGAACACATATCTGCATCCAATTAAACACATATAAACAATCTTGTCCAGAATTGAACCATCCGTGAAATTACCTTCATGGTTGAGAAGGACAACTCTGTTATCACCGAAGACTTTATCAAAACCTTCTCTCAGCTCTTCCAGTGGTATTTCCTCATTTGCAGGGTTTCTACTGATTGCCATACCAGAAAGCTTAGAGCCTGTTTCAGCCGGTGTTTCTTCCAATGATATAATGCCAATTTTATCTTCTGTTATGGCTAAGTTATTTAACATTATCTCTCTTAGCAGTGTTGATTTGCCCGATCCTGTACCGGATATAAATAAAGTTATCTCATTGAGTCTTTGACCTTTGAGCTTCTTATTTATTCGAGACATACAGTCAGGGTATGGTGTTGCAGGTATTTTGTCACGTTCTTCAATTGCTTTCCATATTTCATCTGGAGTTATGATTCCAGACGGTACATAAGGAGCTGCATCAAATATGACTTGCAATAACTTATTTCCACCCAATTCAAGAAGAATCTTGTTTGGATCTTTGAGCGGCAATTTAGCTATTTTGACCTTATCAATGCCAATGATCTTGATTGCTTCTTCAGTGGCTTTTTGACCAGCCTCATCAGAATCAAGACACAACACAACTTCATTGAAAGACCTGATCCAATCACGATGTTCAATCAGAGATTTCACCATACTTGCAGACGACATACCTACCACGGGATAAATCTTTTTGTATTTATCCAGGGAAGCTTGTGCAACAGACATTGCATCAATCTCACCTTCCGTAATTATGAGTCTTCGACCTGCACCGTTGAACTTGTCTCTACCAAATAGCTCATCAGATTTGTTCACCCAGCTGAATGTCTTTGGAAGCTTACGTATTTTGTAAGCTTTGTCTTTGTCGTACGGATAATAGTGAGTGTCAATTTCACCGTTTTCTCCGTATGCGACTCTGACTCCAAAGAATTCAGTGACATCTTTTGAAATATCACGCTCAGCAAAGCCTCTGCACGGAAGCTCTTTTATGTCATCAACTGTCAACTTCTTTGAATATTCTTTCTTATGTTCCACATAATCCTCATGGTCTTGTTTTGGAAAGAATGATTGGCAAGAGAAGCAGAAAGAAGTGCCGTCTTCATATATCTGACGAGCATCTGACGATCCACAACTCTTACTCAAACAAGGCTGATCTTTTACGACAACCTTACCCATCAATTACGCCTCATCTTTATTTAACAATTTTGAAATGGCTCTTATTGCAAAAATACAAAGAAGCATTACTGCCAAATAATCCTGTGAAGCAAATTCAGATAAGTCATGTAGATGAAGTGCCAATTTAAAACCTGTATAGAAAAATTCTACAGCAAGACCCAGTAAAACAAAAGCTCCAATTACACGTGCAATAATTTTCATTTTATATTTCTCCTTTGAAATCGCCCCAAGACAGGGCTTTGTTTAAACGTTCTTTATGTCTTTCGGTTATATTTTCACTCACATTCCAAGAAATCTTTTCGATACGTTTGTTGTACCATTCCTTCTTGGTCGGTGCTTCCACGTGGCACAAAGACCATGTTTCTGCGTATGAAAGTGCTCCTTTGGCTTTGTATTGCTCTATGCAAATGAACTCAAAATCAGTCTTTGGTCTTTCGGCCAACATTTCTGAAATTGAATTACTTGAAGAGCAATATGTTTTCCAATTTGATTCTTGACCTTTATTTAACTTACCTGAGCCTTTGAAAAGTTTCTTTCCAAGATAGAAGCGTTTCATAAAGGGATCTCGAATCACATATATGAAACCCGAATAAGCATCTTTGTCCATCGGCTCTTCAAAATGCCAATGTCCATTTTTACTCAACGGTTTCACAATTACTTTAGGAATCACCATTTATGCTCCTAATAATATCCCAATGTGAACAACAAAAATAGTCATTCATGTCTTTTTGTAAATACAACATCTTACCGTTTGCCAGCAAATACTCGAGCCATTCGTCTCCGTAAGCTCTCATATATTCTTCCACGACCACATACTGAAACTCATCTTCAATCGAAACATCAGCAAGTAGCTTTTTAGCCTTGACATCACCGACACGAGGTATGCCAGGAATATTGTCAGTCGGATCACCTTTCAAAAGTTGTTCATAGAATAACCTATGCGCATCTTCTTCAGAAACCTCTGTCAACTCCTGTTTCTTCATGTTGTAA